CTTGTGCTTGTCTGTTCTCCTCTGATTGATAATCCTGCTAATTGATTGATGTCTGGAACTACAAGATACTTTTGTCCTTTAACGAATACAGCTTTGTATGTGCCTGTGTCGGCGGCTACTTGCTTGCGCCCAGTTAGCTTACCGAAATCCTCGCTAGTAATGACTTTGGTGTTAGTTCCAGCTAGGAACCCTGCATTGTTTGCAATCCCCGTTCTGATGGCGTTCTTGAGCTTCTGCGTCCCCTTGTTGAAAGCTGGTAATGCGCTTATTACTTTGTCTGTAGCAGACATGAATGCTTGGAGTATCGGACGCTCCGCTTTTCCAGTATCGTCAGTTCTATAAAGTGTTCCGAATGGTGATCTCCTGCCAGACTCTGGTAGACCCATCTCACGGGTTGGAGTTGTGCCTTGTGGATCGATTCCTTGTTCGATTGCTGTCAGTTCAGCAATCTTATTCTGCTCTGCGAAAATTTGTGTGTTTACCCTATCAATGCCGGCCTTATCATTCTCATCCAAAGCATCGAACTCTGTGTTGAGTTCTTCAATCTTTGTCTTGGCTTCTTCGATAGTAGTGGAGGGTGTTGCAGCTTCTGCGACTGGTGGTTTTATCGTTAACGATAATCCTTCAACCTCTTTGTTTACGGCATCTAGGTCTGTTTTCTTTTTATCCAATGCAGTTTGCGCGTCGATCCTCTCTTGTGATCCTTCTGCCATTGTAGCCAATGCTTCTTCATCCATCCCGATCTCTTCAGTAAGAGATTCGATCTTGTTATCAAGCTCCATCCGTTTAGATGCAGCTATGCTTACAGCAGGGATTTCTTGATCATTACCAGTTACCTTTTGGTATTGAAGCTGTAGATCAGTTAATGCTTTCTGCCTATCGGATATATCAAAGCGGAGTTTCTGCGCTCTAGGATCGTTTGGCTCCATTGCATCCAAGTCTGATCTAAGGTTCTCGATGGCATCTTGATTCCTTGTTATCTCAGTTGATAATGCCATTGCGGCAGGGTTATCACTTGGAGTCTCTAAATCTCTAGCGGCTTGTTCAGCAGCTTCATCTATTTTTATCTCTGCCTTCCTCTCTGGACTCATTGATTCAAATGCACCCAGCGGCCCACCCATAAATGCGCCAGCTACCGCGCCAGTAGTAGCACTCTCGATAGCACCCTTAAATGTAGGTACATCGCCACCCACTCCTTGTACCCCAATATTTTTAGCAACTTCTTGTTGTGCGCTTTGAATCGCTTCCACAGGAGATTCTGCGGCAATACCCTTTATTGTTCCTTTAATTAAATCTTCAGTTACGTCTTTGCCTTGCTTAGTAAGTACACGGGTTAGGATAGCTTCAGCACCAGTTGAAGATGCCACAGCATTCAATCCACCGCTTAGTAAAATCTGATCTAGGTTCTTGCCTAGCGTTGCTTGGGCTTCAGTTGCTTTATCGTGGGCTGCGCCTTCTGACAAACCTTCTTTGCGTAGATAATCTAGAGTGGCAGTATAGATATCTCCTTTTGCTTGCCCTACCCCTTGAGCAAATCCAATGGCAGCTTGCGTTCCAATGATACCAGCTTTAGTGAACTGAGCCGCTTTTCCTAGTACACCAGCGGCAAGTTGGGGGATCATATACCCAACGCTTTGCGCCGTCATTTCTAGCGGAGCTTTAGCGAACACTTCAAGACCCGCGATAACTTTATCGTAGACTCCTTTATCTTCTGCATCCTTGAGAATCCTAGCGATCTCTTTAGAGTCTTGCTTCGATTCAGCGGACACTAGTCCACCAACCCATTCTTCATATCCAGCTAATTCTTTTGATACCGCATTATCTGCTCCAAATAAATCAGCAAAGCTCTTTACTGATCCAACTAAACCTTCACCTACTTTAATCGGTATGTCTGCTGCTTGTCTTAGTACACCAGATGGTTCTGGTTCGGGTTCTTGTGGGATCGGTCTGCCAGATAACTTTGATGCTACCTCTTCTAATGAATACCCTCTTTCCTTGGCAACAGATAAAGAGTTGTCTTGTTCGATTAGCTTTCCCCAAATTTCATCATCCGAATAATCTCTCTCTCTAGCTACCTTGAGTTCATCGAACGTAAAATTCATTAGAATGATATACCAACACTATGCCGATGGTTCAAGTTCTTTATTGGCCCTTGATTAATTTCTCTTTCTCTTTTTCTAGTTCTAATATTCTTTTTCTGGATGCTTGCAAATCGGCTTGTCCCTTGTAGCTGATTGCTTCTCTGCGAGTCGGATACATAGCTGTTGATGGTGCGGGGCGAGTCGATGTTTGTGCCAGCTTGTCAATTTCTCTATCAATTTCTGCAATTCGTTCTTTCCGTTTCCCAGCGGTATTTACCAGTTCTTTTTCTTTTAATTTCTGTAGCTCCTCATCAATTGCTTTTGTCTTTGCCGATGTCCGTTCTGGAGTTGCGGTAGCGGTTGCTCTTGTTTTCGTTTCTTTTACTGGGAACCTTTCTACTGCTTTTTCTTTTTTCTTTTCTGATGCAACAAACTGGTAACCAGACCCAGACATTGCTGGTATGTTCTGTACTACTTGTAGATGCTGCATTTGATCCTTACTAATTGGGTATGCATCTTTAGAATTACCCTTAAATGTTAACTGGAACATATCAATGCCTACTTGAGATATTACAGCATTATCTACTCCACCATTTTTCTTAAATAACTCAGAAAATGTTTCCCTTTGTCCTGATGGAGCTTGATTTGTCATTGCCTTCACAGCAGAAGGAATTCTATTTGCTGTCTCTATATTGAATTTATATCGTTCTTCTCCAGTCTTCTCATCAACCTCAGAAAGAGTTTCTTTGATATCAGAACCCGGTTCATCTGATGTAGATACAGTTCTTCTAATTTTTGTTACTGTTCCAACTTCTGGGATCAGAATTTTCCCAGTTAGTTCTGGAAATATTTCTGACAACCCCGGATAGTTTCTTGTTTCATAACCTTTTGGTATTTTAGTTGTTGTTGCGTCCGCAAGAACTTGTTGTTTTACATCTGGTGATGCCGCCATGTAGTTCTGCACAACGGGAACAAAAGCCTTATGCTCTTCATTTATATATTTAGGTTCATTGTCTTCAGGAACCTCTGGTGGAGTTTGATTGAAATCAAACTTAGCTGGTTGCAAGCCTCTCAAATCCTGTTCTGCTTGAACATCTGGATTAGACATATATTTTGCTTCATCTGGATATTCTCCCGCAAAGTCGGCTTGTCTCTGTTGAGTAGCCAGATCAGTAGCACTAGTCATAACGTCACCTTGCCCTGTATCTCCATTCGTCAAAGCTGGAATCCCAGCCCTTAATCTTTCACTTCCTGATGGGCCAGATGGTGTACCAGCCGTAACCCTAGCGTTAGCTGCATCAGCCATTCTCATCTTGTATCTACTCTCCTCAATAGACTGACCACCCATGAACCCTAGTTTAATTAGATTATTTAATGGTTGATTAGATGGGTCTGATGCCGCAAGTCCAAGCAATGTTGAATACCCAGCCGCATTGTCTCCAGCTTGGAATGATTGCATAGCTTCTTGTAACGCTGGCAGTGATCCCATAGCCTGTTGCTTGTCTCGGTTATCTTTAATCTGAAGACCGATCTTCTCTCCATATGCAGCTAAGTCTTTTCCTATTTGCATTCCATAGTTCATTACGGCAGTTCCGCCAGTGCCGAAATCTGCTGCGCTCATTGCTGGTATCATAGCCATAATATTTATGTTTTATAAGTTCCGCTTGGATTGTAGTAGTACCCACCACCAGAACCGCCTTGTTGACTTAACTGATTCTGTGCTACTCCATATCCCTCCGCTGCTGCTGCTTTTGAGCCATAGAATCCTGAACTTTGCAATCCAGAGCTTTGTTGTACATATTGTCCATATATATCACCAGCAGATTTTCCAATTCCTCCAATCGCACTTGCTGTTCCCATGTTAGCTTGGTTTTGTTGGTTAGCTAATGCGATATTTCCTACGATCTGGTTTGCTCCTGCTTGGTATGATCCTCCTAACGCTGCCGCTGATAGACCACCAAGGTTAGTTGCCATTGCTCCAGCTTGGGATGAAGTAGTTAGAAATGCTGGTGCTAGCCCCATCATAGATTGGAACATTCCAAATCCTTCTTTCAGTGCAGCCAGTGACCCTTTAGGGTACAACGCTTGTGCAGTCTGGAATCCTCCAGCACGTCCTGCTGTGAATGGGTTGAACCCAGCCCCACCTATCTCTGCTATACTCTGCATCATATCGGGAGTTAGCTTCCCTCCTAGCAATGAAGATATAGAATCACTAATCTGTTGCCTTTGCTTCCCCGCTCCGGGTTGAAATTGCTCTAGTGCTTGCAACGTCCCTGCGGTGAGTTCTCCAGCAGCTTGATTGTACTCAGGGATGTTCCCGCGCAAGACTTTTCCAGTTTCTTTTGGCAATCTCTCAGCCATTTCTTGCGTTTTGGCTGTTTGTTCACCTAATTGTTTTTGCCCAGCTCTTGCTGTTTTGTTAGCTTGTCCAGATGCAAGCATTGTAGCTCCAGCACCGATAACTCCAGAGACTGTTGCCGCTCCAATTCCCGCCGATAAAGCAGCCCCAGCCCCCAATGCGGTTGCTGTAGCTGCAAAAACATTAAACTTTTGGGTATGTTTATTGTATAGTAATTCTTCTGGATGATAATGACATGATTTCATTGCAATTCCTTTATTTTATTTTGATCCCACAATGGCATTCTTGGATCATTTATATCCATAAATGGATTCATATCTGTACATACAAGAGATTTAGTGAGTTCTTCTATATCTGTCAACTGAGTAGCATAACACGCAACCCAGATAGTATCTTCATGGTTGTATAGAAGTCTTCTAGTCCCTGCTTTGGTTACTCCAGAGTATGGTGCTTTGTATCGTTCAATAGGACAATCGTAATACCATACGCTAACATCTCCTTTTAAGATAAAGAATGGATGAGTAGTAAGGTGTAGTGCGCTAGTTACAAGCGATCCTGCTGGCATGAAGATTTCCCTAATGTACATATTAGGGGTAAATGAATGTTTAAGAGGACAATCGACTTGTGGTTGCTCGATTAACCATGCTTCTATTTTATTGAGTTCATCATGCGGGTCTTGGTATGCAACAAACTCTGTTGGGTCTTTGTAGTTCCCAACAAATTTACCAGCGATATTCTCTGTAGTTTCTAGTGTCATCTATACAAGAAGTAATCGTTGGCTGATGGTGATAGTAGGTCAGAACCGATTAGGTTCTCTGCTCTGCTATAGTTAGCAAATCGGATAGGAGCGGCAGTTGGTATCTCCTCGCCCGTCATTTCCTTCTCCTGCTCTTTGATAGCAAGGTCTAGGTTCATCAAGAACTCTTGAGCTTTCCTGTTGTCTCTGGAGTTCAGAGCAAGGATAGCGTAGATCATTGAGTCTGGGATGAACTCAACTAGCTCTTGCTCGTCTACCAGATCAAAGTATCTCTTAGAAGCATACAGAGTAATACACTCGCACGTTCTTGGTGCTTTGAACCTACGGAATGATGGGTTAACATCATTAGGTTGGTAGACTGAGATTAATGTTTGTGCTTCCAGCGCGGTATCGTACGCATATATTCTTACTCTTCCTTTGGTTGCGGGTTTAGCTACTGACCTTACTCCTTTGATCAATAGATCAGATTGAGCTAGTTCTGGTGGATTAACTCCAGTTACTTTGATTGTATGATAGGTATCATACTGGTCTTGTACCTCAAATGTTAGAGTCACGCCGATGTCTTCTGCGCTTTCTAACATCACTCCTAAACGATAGAAGTGGGTGGTGTAGTCCCTAAAGAGAACGTGCTTTCCTCCTACCTCCGTAATCAAACGATGGCAGGATTGGTCAGCATTCAACGCAAATGCGTTGGTTGCATTGAACCATTCGTCTGCTAACGATACTGATTCATTCCCTACCCACGCCAGCTTGATTTGCTCATAGCGGTTAGGTAGAGTGAAGCAGTCGTTAACGCAACAAATCTGGACGTACTCTTCTTGAGAATTCCATGCGCGTTTATTCCATAGCAAGCGTCTGGCCTGATTGATTGCTTTGAAAGCTCTCTCATCAGAACACACGCCACTATCTCCGACAAAACCCTTAACGAGTTCTGCCATCTCTTTGAGGGTATCACCCATTATCGTTAACGATAATTACTTCTGGTAGCCTTGGCGTGGAGTGCCAGCAGTCGTGTAGACGCTAGGCTTTTTGGCTCCAAGGTTTGGCATATTGCCCATTCCTTCGCCAATCTTACCGCGAGTTGGTGCGCCGCCAGAGACGAGCTTAGGATCAGTTCCTTTTAGTGGTGTCATATATTTGGTTTTCTTATGGCTTATTACTTACGAAGTGTGAACCGCCATCCAGTCCAAACTCGTTATTTCTGCAATATTATTATCAACTCTAACTGTAAATCCAGCAGTAGTTTTACTTCCAGTTACCAATGAAAATAAAGGGGTTGTTAGAGGTGTTCCAGAAGCATAAACTGGAGTAAGTGAAATCCCATACACACTTGTTGGTAGCGCAGACGAGAATGCTATTCCAAGAGTTGTTGTGTCTCCAGATGATACGGCAATATTTCCTGATCTTACTTTTACTACTGGGTTAGACTCAAGAACATCAATGCGAGCGTCAAGCGCAACCCCTTCTGCTTCTAACGCATCAATCTGATTCTGTTGGTCAGCTAAATCTTCTTCAATCTGAGCGATCTGTTCTGGCGTTACGTCACCTAATCCGGGTACGTTGATCGTTCCGTTGACTAGAACAACGTCAATAAATTCTTGCAAGATTTCTGACCAGTTTCCTGTAGGGCAGAAATCAATTGGAACATTTGGAAATGTTAAGGCTGGACTGGAATCTTGATTATCCATTGATTGAGTAGTCGTAATATCGTTCTGGGCAGCAGTTAATGTCTGGACACTCTTGATCGTTTTCTGGGCAGTCACCAATCGGAGAGTCTTCCAAATTCTTAATGTTTGCCATTATTCTTACTCTGTCCACTGTTGCTGTCCCTGTCAAGTTAATCTTTAATTGAAACTCACTTCCTTCGATTACTGGAATATCAGAAATGTAATTACATTCAGACGGATCGGGTGAGTTAAACTTGTATCTCTTGTAGGAGTCTCCGCCCCTGCGTGGGTTGCATGGCGTTTTTAGAACGGGTGAACATGGGTTACACCCATAGGTTGTAGGAACTTTAAGCTCACTCCAGCATGGATAGGAGTCTGGCCTGAACTCAGCTTTGCTTGTGACCTCTCCTTTGATTTCAGATAGCCACATTTCTCCACCAGTAATTCGCTTCCTCAAGAACTTGTTCGATGCCCCACTTTGCGCGAAGTCATACCTTCCCGATGTGAAGAACGATTCAATTTGTCTAGTTCCATTAGCACCGAAATCACTTCCAGTAGAGTTAGTGAACTCATACAATCTATTCTTGTTATCGTTATCGAATGAGAATCCAAATCCACGCTTCTGACCAGCGATCAATGCAGATAGCAGTTGAGTTGGTCTAAAGCCCGTCCAGATGCCATTCCAGCGAAAAGAAAGCTGTGCGTCAGGTGAGGGTGAAGAAGATTGGTCTAGGTCAAGAACTACCATTCCCCGATGATACCTATTCAATCCTTCTACCCCTGCCGCCCGATAGGTTTCTGGTGCTACTGTACTGATCAGATAGTTATCGAAGAACATCGTAGAAGCGAACTGCTTCAACCAAGGAGTATCATTTGATACCCACTTGTTCACTTCCCTAGATAGTTTACGAAGCGAGAAGTATCTGGCAAATTCAGATTGGCTATTGGAATAGAATGCCCAACCATCGTGTGATCTAAACCAAAGCTCAGAGTTAGCTAAAGCTGTAGATGGTGATGTACATCCCCGTCCAAGCAAACTGATCGTCTGCATATTGGTTGTTGCCCACTGCGCCCTTGGGATACTCACATCCATTGCGAATGCTCCGTTAGCAGTTAGGATGACCAATGCACCTTGGGCGCGGAGGTTGGTTCCAATCTGTGGCATTACCTTCATGCCTGTGATATTCCCCATCATAGATGGAGTGCTGAAAGCCCCACCCTCTGCCCAGTATCCGATCTCTGTGAAGTTCTCTGTATTCTTGGTATCGGTGAATCCTGCCCCGTAGATAATATCTGAAGCGTAGATTTGGTTGAGTCTATCCGTTACGAATACTCGCCCGAAGGCATACTCCATGATAGTCCCAATCGGCATCTTCTTCAAATATGGATTCAGCCTATACGCTGGTACGCTCAAGTCTCCGTCCCATGCAATCGCATTCTGGTATCCGTTCTGGATATACACTCGATCTTCAGCTTGCACGAAGAATGTGTGCATCATGCCGGGGTCATTTCCTTCGATGATCTTATAAGCGTAGGCTATGTTGTTTACTACCTTTAGGAAGTAGATCACCCCAGATACCGATAGAAGAATACCATCGTTGGTATTTAAGTTAGTTGCCCGATATGGATATGAACCTTGGAAGCTACCATTCTGAATATCGTTAACGATAATCTCATCTTGGCCTTCCCCTGCTACGATTGGGATGTTACGGATGCTTGGCCTTGTTCTGTTAATTCCTCCTCGGAATGTTCTGTTAACAGACTCTGCCACCATTGATGGAGGCAAATACGATGGGTGAGTATCTGCGTCTTGCGCTACGATACTTGTGAACCCATCAAAGACTGATCCATCTGCTGGCATTAGGCGTTAACGCTTTTGATTACAATGAATCGCAATGTCAGTGCTTGTGATAAACTTCCTGCTGTGATATTGCGAATGGTGATGTTAGCATTCCCAGCCGCTGGAGCTACAGCAAGGTTGTATGAACCAAGCGTTCCTCCAGCAATATGACTAACAACAACAATGTCTGTAGCAGAAATAACTGTATTGCTTACATTGAATGTAACGGAAGTATCGGCTGCAAGTGCCGCATTATCGGTTACGATAATTCCAGTAGGACGATTGATCGTAACAGAGTTTGTCTTTGCTCCTGCACCTTGAGTAATCGACCCGCCAGCACCAGTGTCATATCCAATCTTAGACGAGTTACCATTAGCAAGAATCGTGCTGCTTGAAGTAATCGCGGCAGTTGATGTTGTTCCAGTAACAGTCAGCGACGATGCTGTAATAGCAAGAGTTGGTGCTAGAGAACCTACAGTCAATGTTCCCGTAGTAGTCAATGGCTGGCTACCAAGATCAACTGGGCCAGATTGAAGAACACTATTGAGTGTAGCAAACTCTGTAATTCCAGTAGATGATTTAGCTAGGACAGTGCTGTTTGCTCCGTTAGTCCAAGTCAGATTTCCAGCACCATCAGTCTTTAAGATTTGTTGGGAAACTGGAGTCTGAATTGTCTTCTGACAAGCAGCAGAGTCTTCTACTACCAATCGTTTTCCATTGGCAGTTGTTTCAAGTGGTTCACACAACAGCGGAAATTCCGAGTCGCATGGTGGGCAAGGTGTGCAGTAGCTCATAGTATTTGTAAGAATATTGTTATCACGATTACATATTTACCCAATTACTTGTATTCTGTAATCTCTTTCTGATCCAGTTCTATTTTCAATCCATAAATCACCATCAAATAGTCCGAATGTGATATTTGTATCTGTTCCTGTTGTTCCGTTTAATGATGCTTTAATGTTTGCACTCATAGTTTATTTAATACTTTCCCAAATCAACAAAGCTATTTCTTTTGATTTTGTATATTTCCAACCAGTTTTTGAATGCCAATCTTCAAATTCATTCATATTTTTAAATAACCCTCCATCTACTTGATATAAAATCTTTAATTAAATTAATTGAATTATTTGGCAATAATGTGATGTCAGAACCAGTTCCTGTTATTATTCTATTAAATGTAGATGACAATCCACTCTCATTTTTTAAAATAATATTATTTGATCCAACATTTATTATTGTTAAAATTCTTCCAACATTTTTATATGGGCTTAAAATTCCTGTAATGTTTATTGCCGCATTTGAAGACAACCTCCATAATGATGCGTCACTTGGAGAATAGTTATTAACATCAGCAGTTAATGTTGCTGGAGTAGAAAATATTTCACCTTGAATAAAATTTGTTCCTGTTTCATCATATTGTGCAGCTAATGTTTTTGTTGTATCCCAAACATTATTATTTACAATTACATTTGTCCAAGATGATGCGGTAACTCCTCTAATTCCAAATGGAGCTACAATTGGGAAAAAAGAATTTCCAGATATTGTAACATCACTTGCTGTATTTAAAATTCTTATGCAAGCATT